TCGCCTGAGTAATACTCACGTTTCTCTTTTACCATTTTGCGGATCTCAAACTCCAGCGAGGTTTTGATCTGCTGAATGTCAGTGTAATGGTTTAAGTATTTATTATGTTGAAAAGGGATGTCTAACGCGAGTTGTCCCAGATCTGTGCTATACTGTTTATTCTTAAACTGAAAATCAACTGCAGAATCTTCTGCCCAGTCTTCTCTCAGTTTTTCAAATTTATTACGAAGAGTCTCAAAATTCATAGAGGTTTCATGTCTTTGTCACGAATGAAGAATTGCTGATGCTTGAATGTTACTTCTGCAGTCAGATACTCCACATCACTAATTGTAGCATCAAACTGTAGGTTCGTTAATGCTACAGGGAAAAGGTTTCTAAATTCTACAACAAACGCTGGGTTGTATGCACTAGTTACAATGTGTAATTGACCACCTGTATAGATATCATCTTCGGCAGTGGTACGTGGCATCTGATCAGCATTTCCACAGTCGCGCATCCAAGAGTGGATGCTGTAGTAGTTCTTGAGATTTTCATCTACAATAAAACGTACAGAAAAATCCCCGAACGTTACTCCACCGCCAGGAATGATAGGCAAGCTTCTGAATCTGCTTGCTACCTCCGTAGTTGGCATTGTAACGTCGGGGACATTTGCTGCCTGACAAAAGAAATCTACCCCTTCAAACTTTTCCAGTTTAAGGAGATAACCAATTGGGTTGAGGAAGTTCCTATTAGTAGGTTGTTCCTTGTACCATTCAGCAGACATGTCAACTTCCCAAGCTACCTAATATTTAGGGGTTGTTTGGATCAAGACCTAGACTGATTAGATACTCTCTCCACCACTCTTGTTTTTCTTTCTTCCATCGTGGCACAGGTCTGCCTTGTTCTGAATACCATTCTAACAAAGCAGCATCTATCTTCTCAGAGATTTCCAATTGCCTAATCCTCTTCTGTAGAATGTCCATTTGCATTGATGATTTCTTCCAGTTGTTTCCGAATATCTGCAGAACGTTTCTTATCACGTTCCGTATGCTTATACCCATATTTACCATGAAAGATAGCATGACCTTGACAAATCATAGTAATGCCAAAGACAAATAGGAGAACAACTCCTATCCATTCTATAATGTGATCTTGAGCCATGGCAGTAAGGGAGGGATCACTCCAATAAGTCGAAGCAGACCCTCAGCAAAAAGTGCAAGAACAACCCACCCAACACACATAGAGATAATTGAAGCGTTACGATTATGCTTTCGTATGGCAGCATCAATCATCTCCTGGACTTCTTCCTTCGTCACTGTCTCCTGTGTCTTCGTTGTACCAAAAATCATTCCAATCCTCTGGCGAATTTGTGACATCTTCCCATCCTGGTTCGTATAAAGGGCATGGTTCTTCCATCATAGTGTCAATTTTCATTCTCGATACTCTGTCATATAATAATTGATAGTCCTTATCTTGTGGATAATCGTTACCAGTCATCTTTTTCCTCCTCTTCGTCCCAAAATTCATAAGGACCATGTTGCATACGTTTTAGTCTTTCAGTCTCGGTTTTAAATGAGATTGTTTCGGTAAACCATATTGCTAGTTTCATTACAATGAACACCGCTGCTAACGGTGACAAACATAGTAATAATACTAGGGAGGACTGATTCATTAGTCTAAGAAACAGTTGAACGTTATGCGATCACTTTTCCATTTTGATGCGGTATAATATGGAGAGTGCCACATATTGCCTTCATATAAAACCATAGTGTTATATGAATGTTGAATCACATGGTAGATACTCCAACTAGGGATGTCAACAGCAGATGGATCCAATTTAACATACTCTTCAGATTTAGGATCCATGTTGTAATGACGCTTTGCTCTATAATTTAAATCCCTTAGTGTGTGCTCTTCAGATGTGTGATCATTTCTCCATAGAGCAGTTCCATTATCAGTGCCGTCATATTCATCCTCTTTGTTAAGAGAACATACACCAGCATATCTAACATTATCTGTGTGTGGGAGAAGACTTGATTTTCTCACTTCTTGATTTACTGGGTAAATTTGAAAAGTAAATTTGTGTGGATTTTTTAAATCAAGATTTTCTGAAGCTTCAAATTCTCCAATAACTATTCCAATTATTGGTCTTAGTATAGTTTTAATTCCATTTCCAATACGATGAATATAACCAGGAATGCCACTTACTTGACCATTGATAGTATCTACGTAATCGACCGACTCTGCATACTCTCTTAACTTGTCTGGGTTTTTGAAAAAATTTCTAATTACTAGAATTCGATTGTTAGAATTTCCAATCTCATAATTCATCACCCTCCAGTTAAATTGATCTAAAGCAAAAATTTCATTGGGGTCAATAATTCTCATATTATTCTCTGTATTCATTTAATATATCAAGAATCTTATTTAAAGATTCTTGGGCACCGTCATGCCAGTCACCTGATTTGTCATGATGCTGACCATTGTACAGTGCTGTCTTGAGTTTATAAACTCTCGAAAGAATGTCAATTTTACTCACTCTGCCTCTCATTCAATTACTGAACTGTGCTTAACTATTTAAGCATAAAAAAAGGGGACCTTTCGGTCCCCTGTGTTGATATGTGAACAATAGATCACATGAGGTTCGCAACACGAACTCTTCTGTAATACTGGTTCTTATTGTGAGTAAGAGCCTCAGCATCAGGAGTGCTGCCGTTGAGAACGAATGGGTTAGCAACCATACCGTAACGAGTCTTAAAGCCAATCTTAGGCTGGAAGGTCTCAGGGTCGATGCTGCGGAGCATCTGGAGGGGTACATATGGGCAGTAGAATAGTCCTGCGTCATATGGGGAGGAACCCTTATAACCAACTACGTAGTAGTGGGTGTTGGAGACGTTCGCAGAGTAAGGATCAACATAGACCTTGATGCGACCGTTCATGGTGCCGACTAGGAGGTTACCAGTGTCATCAACTTCACCGATGGAAGGACCACCAGCGCCAGTTAGACCTGAGGAATAGTCGAGGGTGCCAGACATAGCGAGTGCAGAAGCAACATCAGCAGAAGTGATGATGAAGTTGCCCTTTCCTCTACGAGTTTGCTGTGCAATTGCGTTAGCATCTCTTTCGATCTGGAACATAAGTCCCTTGAACTTCTCAACCGACCATCTGCCGTTGGAGTCAACGTCGAGGTCAAATACGCCTTGGTTAGCAACGTTGTTCTGAGCACCAGACTTAGCGACGGTGTAGACAGTTCTAACAACTTCGCGGTTGATTTCAGCAAGGATCTCGCTGGAAAGAAGGTTAGCGAGTTCCTGCTCAGCATCAAGACCGTGGATTGCCTTGAGGTCTTGTGCCAATTCTAGGGTGTACTCAGCGCGGAGAGCTCTGGACTTAGCAGTCACAGAAGTCTTCTCGATGCTGAAGCTCATTTCGTTGAATAGGGTAGTACCCGATCCTAGTGCTTCAGCGTCTTCGCGAGCGATGTTACCTGCTTGACGCTCATAGTTAGCAGCAGTGGTGGTGCCACCAGTTGCGTCGTTGAGGAGACCAGGGTTAGCATCGGTAGTACCGCCGTCGCCAAGAGGAGAAACAGCGTCGTTGTAGAGTGCAGGACCCTGAGTGTTACCAGAGAAGTTGGTGTCAGGCTCGTTGTAGAGTGCCTCTGAACCAGCACGAAGTGCTGCACCATTTTCTTGGTAGTGTGACTTCATCGCAAAGATTAGTCCAGTAGGACCGCTCATTGGTTGAACGCCACAGATGTCGTATGCAACGAGGTTAGGCATTGCACGACGAATTAGGGAGATCATTACAGGATCGAAACCTGCAAGACCGCCAGTCTTGGTGGTTAGACCAGAACCCGAGAGTCCGTCACCGCCAATAGCACCAACAGTGTTTGATGCTTCGTTGATCATACCACGCTCTTCGCGTAGTTGCTTTTCGGTATTTTCTAGCAGAACAGCGGTAACAGCCTTTCTATAATTGTCCTTGATTGCGCCAGCGCCCTCGTGGGACAGAACAGGTGACCACTTTTCTGATAGAGCTTCTGCGTTAAACATTTTTTGCTCCTTGGAAAAAAGATATTAATTGGATCATTTAGACCAGCGGTCGAGTGCTTGCATGTACGCTGCGATTGCAGGCGATACTTCCTCAGCACCCTCAACTGGGGTTTCATCAGCAACCTCACTTTGAGGTGCAGCTGCTTCCTTGAAGTAAGACTCCTTGATGGTTGCAACTTTCTTAGCGAACGCCTCTTCCGAGACGAACTCTAACCCCTCAGCCAGTGCTGCGAG